AGGATCTACATCAGAAATACCAACTGTTTTACCTAATGCTTTATCCTGTTGTAGAACTGCGTTAACTTTATCAAAAACACCGCTGCCCATATGTGAATTAATAATACCAATAATTTCGGGATACTCTGAAATAGTTTTTTTACTACTAGTATCCCAGTCTTTAGTTAAAACATTAATAGTTTTATTAAAAGTATCAGTATGCTTGATGTCATCGAGTACCCTATCTAGATTATACTCTTTATCTGAAACAGAGTAATCCGTTGGTTGATAATCTGTAGGAGCGTCCTTGTCGATGTCTAAAGGATCTATATCACTTTCTTTAATAAGCTTAGCAATAGCTTTAGGATTCTTTTTGGATAAATCAATTAGATTATGCAATTTCTCTTCGTTAAGAAGTTCATTGTTTTCTAACATTTTAATTAACTTAAGATTAGGCTTTAACTGTGCCATCTTCTTTTGATAATTAGCACCCATCTGCATTAGACGGATGATATCCTCAGGATCCTTAACCTGCATATCAGTGCCATTGGCTTTGAAAGGTTCAGATACCTTTTTATACGCACTTTCGTAATCAAACTCTGTTGTTTCCGGAGTATCCCCCTTTGTGTCAGTTGAGTCTTTTTTACTAGTATCAAGAGATTCTGTCTCATTACTATCAATAGAAGTTTCAGGCTCCGTCTGGGTATCCCCTTCAGGTTGGCTTACTTCTTCATCAACAGTGGTATCTTCAGTTTGCTCTTGTGCATTACTATCCTCTTCTACTTGCGTATCAGAGGTTACATCATTATTATCATCAGTTTGATCTGATGATTTAATTTCTTGATCAGTTGATTCTTCTGTATCTGGGCTATTATCTTCAGATAATAAATCAGCAGGGTTTTTTTCTAAGAATTCTGCATCAGATAAGCCTAAAGAGGTTTGAGTCATACAGACACCTCCTCAGCTAGAATTTCTTCTCTAGTTTGTTCATGCTCTCCTATAGCTTGATCCATTTCAGCACCACGTCTCATAACTGATTCAATATAGTTAGCTAATGCACCAATACCGTATTGCATGTTATCAATAAGTTTCATTTGTTCAGGGCTAAGATTAGAGCTTTTAGCCATAACTAATCTAGCTGCTTCTTCTTTAAAATATCCTTCAGTAATAACATCTTTAAAAGATTCACTATTTGTTAATTTAACACAAGTGTCTCTCATTTTTCTTAACTTATTAGCCATTTCAATTTGAATTTCAACTTGCTCGATTTCTTTCATGTGACTCCTTATGGTTTAGTTAATGCATCAAATGCACTTTTATCAAGGTTAGTTAACCTATCATGCTCTTTACTCTCCATGTTTTGAGCATGTTTTCTATCAGATTCTTCTTCTTTTTGTGTGGCTCCAACTCCAGATTCTTTTTCAACAAAATCAAGATCAGATAAGTCAGAACCGCTATGCATACTCCTTGCTTTAGCTTGTTCAGTTTCAGTTTTAGCAGTTTTAAGGGCTACATCTACTGCATTTTCTTGTCCTTTAGCAGTTTCATTAGCAACTTGTGCTTCTAATAACGCAAGTTCTAATTGTGCTTTTTGCTCTGCCATTGGATCAGGTTGAGGTTGATACTCACTGATGCGTTTAGCTAAATCAGGCATTTTGCGTAATTTAGCGATATCAGCTAAAATCATAAAACTCATTTCTGGGGGCATAGTATTACCCATAGTTTGTAGCATAAAAGCTAACTCACTAGCTTTTTGCTCATCCGCTTCAGCAGTAGAAATATTAAGCTTAATATCATATTTGCCACCTAAGTCATTGCGGTTAATTGCTACAAATTCTTCATTAGTGATGCGAACAATTTCTTCATCCTCTAAGAATTCTGAATTCATAGAAATAACTTTACGTCCAATTTGGTTTAACCCATTAGACAATCTGCGTAAAATACCTAGCTCCCGTTTAGATGTAGCATCAAGTGCTGATCTAATACCAGTAGCTGTAGCTCCTAAAGCTTGTCCTGAAATACCTTGAGTAAATGCTTTAACACCTGTTAATGCTTCAGCATCGTTATTCTGCATGTTTAATACTTCAAGAGCAGACCGTGGAATCTCAGGGTATACTTCCATATGAAATGCTTGTTTAGGATCTACATTAGCATTAAACTTGTAATCTTCACCTCGTTCAAATTTACGAGCATTAGTTACATCAAGGGCATCTTTTCTAATACCTTGTTGCCCGCTAGCGCTACGGCCAATAATGTCGATAATGCCACGAGTAACAGCACCCACGATTTTTTGATTATCTTCAATAAGAGCTGCATCTGGTTCTCCGTATATATTTTTACGTCTAGGTAAGTATTGAACTAATACAAAAGGAAGTTTCTTATCTGGATAAGGATTCTCTTCTAATCTAATAAAAGTACTACCTACCCAAGTAGCTACAAAAGGTTTAACCTCCCCGGTATCATCAATATCCCAATATCCCCAGTATTCACGAGCAATAACTTTCTTACGTGCTTTATCTTTAAATGTAAAAGAATCATCATCTGAATTAACTGCATGATCCGGCTCAGATAATACTGAAGCACTTTCAAAGTTAATATCATCAAGGTTTTGGTATCGTCCATCTTTTTTAAGTTCTGATAAAGAAGTTTCAAAGCTATAAATAGCAAAGTTAGCTTTTTCTATATCACCTTCACAAGTAGGATCTAGTATTAAATTGTTATAGTCACATACTGTTAATACTGGTTGATTTTTAGTAGTAATAGTTTTTGTTGATGCTTTTTCACCAGTTTTAACTTCCTGTAGTATAGGTTGCCCTGTATTAGGGTCTACTGCAGGCTGCCCAGTATTAGGATCTACTACTGGTTGTTGTTCCATTATGTCTGTGTAAACTTTACGTTTATCTTCTTCAAATTCCCAACCTACACGTACAACTACAGTACCTTCATCTACAGCTGTACGAATGTAACTATCAATAAATGTTACTTTATCCATACGGCAGTTAAGCTGGTAATTTAATAACATACCATTTTGTACTGCTGCTTCTTTATCTTCAAAAGTTTGAGGGGAAGTGTTAAATAAATCATCTGTAGATAGAAATGGTTCTGATAAAGCAGCGTAACGCCATTCAGCTTGTTTACGTGCTAATCGAGGTACTAGTTTAGAACGACCTCTCTTTGCATTAATTGTTTGTTCTCCATTAAGTACTCTTATCCAAGCATCTACTTCATCAGTATGAACTTGATGAGCTACTCGAGCAGAATCATAATCTGCTTTAAGCTCTGCAAGGCTAGGTGGGTTTTCCCAATCTACTAAACTAGTAGCATCTGTTTCAGTTGTATCTAAATTAGGGTCGTCTTCATGACTCATAGTTTTATTACCTATTAACTATTTATTATGGCTTAGCAACACTTTCTTTATGTTTATCGTACTCACTGTATTGCTTTTTAAGAAAATTATCAACCTTATATATCTTAAGGCCTTCTATTGTATCATGATATTCTAAGTAATTCTCAAACATAGAATTTGTTACTCCTAAAGGAACTGAACAATATATGTCATCTGCTTGTACTATTTCAGATACAAAATATTTCCATACTTTAACAAAGTTTAGTTTAGCTATTATATTAGGAGCAATAAATACTCCTGCTATCATATAACCATTTAAAGGTCTATTAAACCTATAAAATAAAGCAGATTCCCCTTCTTGTATTATACTAGTGTGTGCAAATATCATTATAAAATCTCCACTACAGCAGATGAATATACATTACCCATACCGGCTCCTAAGCTAAGAAATGTACCTGATTCCTCTTGTACTGCTAACGCTGTTTCTACAGCAGTAGATACTCCCATAGTATGCCCAATACGTAATTTATAGTTAACTGTTCTAATATCTCCAAATTGTTCTTTAATCAGTATATCCTCTATATCATTATCATTTGAAAAAGTACTATGAGTTTTAACAAAATCAATTTTACTAGTAGTATGTGTGTTAACCCTATCTATTACTTTTTTATACCCAGTACCCTTACATGAAATACCTAACGGAGACACATGGTATTCAGCTGCTATATGTATGTCTTTAATTACTGCTAATACCTCATTGTTTGTATTGTTATTACATGTTTCATTTTCAAATACTGATATATTACACGCTTGTCCTAAATGAAATTTAGTAATTTCTGGATTATCTTCTTCATTAGCTAATTTACTTAATTTATGTTCACCAAATACATGTAAGTATTCTTCTGCAAGCCCGTTATCTACTGAAACAACTACAACTGCATCAAGCCGATTTAACTGCAATAAAGTATAAGCAGTATACCAAGCAGAATGCCCACTAATACAGCTTACACTATCTGTTGTTATATAATCAAAAGATCCTAATTGACTAGCTAAATACCCAGCGTATACTTGAGTAACTGCCATAGGTACTAGCTTATAAGTGGGGTATTGATCCGTTTTTGGGACAACTGTTGTATACCCCATCCACCCAGTACTTCCTGAAGCTAATATTAACCCTACTTTACGAGTAGAATTAGCTAATAATTTTTTAATAAAACCCCAAGTTCCAGGAGCGGCTCCATGTTTACACTCCAAAACATAATTAATTAATACTCCAGGCATTAATTTAATGCCTTTTGTAACTAATTCACCTCCCCCATTCCCGATTTGATGAACATACTGAGGATATGAAATATGATCTAATAGAG